TGCATCTTATGTATTGAATGCTGTAAGTGCTTCATACGCAACAACTGCTTCGTATGCAACAACTGCTTTAACGGCATCTTATGCTCTGAGTTATAGTGGTACAAGTGGAACATCCGGAGCAAATGGTACATCTGGTACATCTGGAACTTCTGGAACCGCTGGAAGTAGTGGTACAAGTGGAACATCCGGAGCAAACGGAACATCCGGAACTGCGGGAACATCTGGAACTGGATTTACCACGGTTGCAACACCAGGTGATAATCGAATACTTACATCCGATGGAACTGCAAATGCAGCGGTTGGTGAAAGTAATTTAACATTTGATGGTAGTACATTAACCGTTACCGGTGATGCCGTAATTACTGGTAAACTAACTGCTCAAGAGTTTCATACCGAACTTGTTTCATCATCTATAATTTTTGAAAGTGGTTCAACCATGTTCGGTAATTCTTTGGATGATACACATAGATTTACCGGTTCGTTACTTATATCTGGATCAAATACAGTCACCGGTCAAAGTTTTGTTATCGGTACTCAAACTGTAACTGGTTCACTTTTTACAACTGGATCAAATATATTTATCGGTACTCAAATTGTAAGAGGTGATACACATTTAACTGGTTCTCTACTTACATCTGGATCAAATATATTTATTGGTACTCAAACTGTAACTGGATCTTTACGCACAAGTGGTTCCAATACACTCATTGGTAGTACAAGTTTAACTGGAAGTTTTGCCATAAGTGGTAGTCAAGCAGTAAATGGTTATATTGGATTTGAACCAGTTGGTGCATTGGTCATACCAACGGACAAGTCTGCTTCATATATTTACACAAGTGGTTCAACAAACGATTTATATTTTACCCAATATAACGGACCGTATACAAATACTATCCGTCTTCGTTGGTTAGAATCTACGCTTTATACTGGTATTTTACACGGTGGTGTACTTACATCAACACCTGGTTCAACTCAATTTAGTGTAACAGCCGGTGAAGGATTAGTAGCTACACAAAATGCTTTTACAGGAAGTGCACCATACCCAACGGTTAAATTAGTATCATGGCCTACACAAACATTACCGATTATAAATTCTGGTTCTGCTGAAATAACTTATGTTGGTATAAACGATAGTGGAACGGTAGTTCAACAAACTGTTCCTTGGGGTAGTACGGATATAAACCAATTTGATACGGAAATAGAATTGGGTGTTGTTCTACATTTAAGTGGTTCTGTATCGACTGGTGTATACAACGCACCACAGATTTCTTATGGACAACATCAACAGATGGATGATTTTGTAAGGGCATTCGGTCCACTAAAAATTACTGGTAATGTATTGCAAGCAAGTGGTTCAACATTAAGTATAATTAAAACTGCAGGAACTTCATATAACCAAGGTGCTAATTATGTTAATAATCCAAATCACCCATCAACTGTTGTAGAACCCGCAGTAAACACTTCAAAAATTTACCGTTATTATATTTCTGGTTCAACACCAATTATAGATACTGGTATTGCAAATGCTGGATATACGGTAATTGACCCAGCACAGAGGGTTGATACAGCAACTGGAACATTAACTTCCGTTGCTAATAACAAATACTCAATTCAAAGAGTTTTTTGGGTTCCCAATTCTCCAACGAATGCTTTTATTGTTTATTATGGAAACGCCCAATATGATTCACTCGTTGATGCGGCAAATGCAAAAGATACTGAACCATTTTCAGAAGCACCTAATACAGCAGAAAATGCCATATTTTTAGGTTATATTCTTGTTGCGGGTGGTGTTACAGAGTTAACATCCGCAAACGAGGCTACAATAGTACCAGGCGGTATATTCCGAAGTGTAGGTGGTGTTGGTGCTACTGGAACAACTCCTGTTTCAACTACACTATCAGGATTGTCCGATGTTTCAGTTGCTACAAGAACTGCTGGTGATTTACTATACTACAATGGTGCTCAATGGGAAAACACTAAACAATTAAATGCAAGTTATGGTGTAACTGGTTCATTTAGTATATCTGGTTCATTAGTAATAAATGGAACAAGTTATACTGCTGCAACATCTGGTACAAGTGGAACTTCTGGTGCAAATGGAACATCTGGAACAAGTGGAGCAAACGGAAGTAGTGGTAGCAGTGGAACTTCTGGTGCTAATGGGGCAAACGGAACTTCTGGAACTTCTGGTGCCAATGGAAGTAGTGGAACATCAGGTGTCAATGGTAATGATGGAACATCCGGTTCCTCTGGAACTTCGGGTGCCAACGGAACTTCTGGAACTTCTGGTGCTAATGGTACATCTGGTTCCTCTGGAACTTCTGGTGCCAACGGAACTTCTGGAACATCTGGTGCTAATGGTACGAGTGGTACAAGTGGCAGTGGATTCAATACAATAAACAATGTATCGGTTGGTCGAATATTACTATCAGACGGAACAACTAACGCTGCTACCGCTTCATCGAATCTTTCATGGAATAGTGGGAATGAAACACTCGATATTACCAACGGTGGTATAGAACAAATTGGTGCATATACATCAACATTTGCAGGTGATGTGATTGTAACGGGAACACTAACTGCAACTGCATCGAGAGCTGTAACCGCATCATTTGCATCAACTTCTTCATTTGTAAACACTCTCAATCAAAGTTTAACTGTTTCTGGTAGTATGTTCCTATCCGGTTCGTTGAGTACACCGGTATTTATAGATTACGAAGAAAGATTTAGTTCACCTACAATATCAGGTGGAATATTGGCATTAAATTTGGCAAACGGTAACATATTCAATGTAACAATAGATGCTGCCGTTGCAACATTGAATATAACAAACCCACCTGCAGCAAATAATGCAGGTAGTTTTGTTTTAGTTACCACTGGCAATGGAAATGCTTACCCTATTGTATGGGGAACTGCAGTTACTTGGTCTGGTGGAACTGCTCCAACGGTTACAAGTACAAACGGTAAAAAAGATTTTTATGGATTCATTTCACTCAATCAAGGTACAAATTGGTATGGTTTTATTGGTGCACAAAACTTCTAAGGTTATACTATGATTAACAATATTTTAATAAATGCTACGAAGGTTCCACCCGTTCCACCAACAACATTTACGGAGTTGTGGGGTATGGGAAATTTTCAATTTGGACAGTTAGATAACAATATATCACAATACAATTTGTTACAAGTTGGAACTGCAACTAATTGGGTATCTGGTTCTGCTGGTTCTCAACATGGTCTTGCAATACAATCAAATGGAACTCTATGGGCATGGGGTGGGAATGCTTATGGTCAACTTGGTTTTAATGATTCTAATAATCGTTCAAGTCCAGTTCAAGTTGGAACATTAAACACATGGACTACTGTATCATCGAGAGACTATACTACTATTGCAACGAGAACTAACGGCACACTTTGGTCTTGGGGACAAAATCAATTCGGTTCGCTTGGATTAAATGATTTTACACTCCGTTCAAGTCCAGTTCAAGTTGGAACATTGAATACTTGGACCGGTGATATTAGCACTGGTCAAAATGTTGTGATGATGATAAGAGGTGATGGTACTCTGTGGGGTATGGGTGATCATAGATATGGTATGTTGGGGTGGGGTTCATCTTCAATGGAACTTTTGCCAATAGATGGTGGAACAACTTGGGTTTCTGCTTCAACTGGACAATCACATACGGTAGCAATAAAAAGTGACGGTACTATGTGGTCATGGGGACAAAATAGCATAGGTCAATTAGGCGAAGGACCACTTGGTAGTGCTTTTAATAAATATTCTCCAGTTCAAATTGGACTTTTGAATACATGGTCAAAGGCATCAGCCGGAACAAACCATAATATGGCAATAAAAACAGACGGTACTCTTTGGGGCTGGGGTCAGGCATCACTCGGTAAATTGGGTGATAATACAAGCACTACTAAATCTTCACCAGTTCAAATTGGAACAAGAACTTGGACAAATGTTTATGCTGGAGGTGAACATACGATTGCTATTAGAACAGACGGAACACTCTGGGCCTGGGGTTTTAATAGTAATGGTCAATTAGGTGATAATACTAGTGTTAATAAATCTTCACCTGTTCAAATTGGTACACTTAATAATTGGTCAAGTGCATCTACAACAAAGAATGAATTTACTTATTACAACACTGCTGTAATTAAAACAGATGGGACACTTTGGATTTGGGGTAGTAATGCGTATGGACAATTAGGAAACAATTCTCCAACGAATGTAAATAGATCATCACCAGTTCAACTTGGGACTGAAACTAATTGGGCATCCGTTTCTGTTAATACTCATGTACTTGGATTAAAGACGAATGGAACTATTTGGTCTTGGGGTAATAATGATTTAGGTCAGTTAGGAATTGGGGATATTGCACCTGTAAATAGTCATAGATCATCTCCAGTTCAAATTGGAACTCTTAATAATTGGTCAAGAATATTTGCCGGAGTAAGATCTTCTTTGGCAATAAAAACAGACGGTACTTTATGGGGTTGGGGATTGAATAGCGCTGGTGGTTCATTAGGTGATGGTACATTTACCAATCGTTCAAGTCCGGTTCAAATTGGAACAAGAAATGATTGGCTTACTGCCGATATAAATTCCAATGCTATGTTTGCAATAAATTCTCCAGGTGGTCTATATTCAGTAGGTATACATATATTTTTAGGAAGACCGACTCTTTTATCATCACCTGTTCAAATTGGTACACTAACTTGGTCAAGAGTATCAGTCGGAACATCACATACTATGGGAATAAGAACAGATGGTACTTTATGGGCATGGGGCTTAAATCCAGGTGGTGCATTAGGTAATAATACGCCTGATTATTATATTTTTAGTACACCTGGAATATATTCACCGGTTCAAATTGGAACACTTAATAATTGGTCAAGACTAACTGCTGGAAGTCGAACTACACATGGAATAAAAACAGACGGTACTCTTTGGGGATGGGGAGACGCAGGTGAAAGTGGTCTCTTCACAAATATAAACCGATCATCTCCGGTTCAAATTGGAACTCGTAATGATTGGTCTAATCTTCAATCCACAGCTACTGGTAATAATATACTTGCATTAAGAACGGATAATACTGTATGGGGTTGGGGTAGTAATTCCAATGGACAGTTAGCAGATAATACTAATGTTACTAGATCTTCTCCAGTTCAAATTGGATCGAATTTATCATGGATAAATATTTTTGTAGGACAAGGTACTACATTTGCAATAGATACAACTGGTAAATTGTATGCAGCTGGAAATACTGGTCAATTCAATACTGGTTATGATTTTAATCAAAAATCTCCAGTACAAATTGGAACACTTTCGAGTTGGAAATCTGTTTCTGCTGGTGGATCGCATACAATTGCAATAAGTCAAAGTGGTAGTCTTTGGGCATTCGGTCTTAATAACGCGGGTCAATTAGGAGACGGCACCGTTGTTACTAAAAATTCACCTGTTCAAATTGGGACACTTACAACATGGGTATCCGCATCAGCCGGTGCTTCACACACTATGGCACTTAAATCTGATGGTACTCTATGGGGATGGGGATATAATAGCTTAGGTCAATTAGGCAATGGAACTAGCTTTCCAAATCAATCGTCACCTATTCAAATTGGAACACTGGCAAATTGGGTAAATATTTCAGCTGGAAATGCTCATGTACTTGCTTTGAAAAATGATGGCACTTTATGGTCGTGGGGATATAATGGAACAGGTGAACTTGGTGGAAATATAAGCACTTTCATTAGGAATTCTCCAGTTCAAGTAGGTGGTGATACAAACTGGAGTAAAATTAGTGCAGGTGCAGGTGTTTCTTTTGCATTAAAAACAAATGGAACTATATGGGGTTGGGGTGACAATAATCAAGGAGCTGTTGGTGATAATACTAATGTTACTAGATCTTCTCCAGTTCAAATTGGAACAAGAAACGATTGGACTAATATTTCCGAGGGTAATCCCGCCGGACTTACAGGTTTTGCTACTAGATCAGACGGTACATTGTGGGCGTGGGGATATGCAATCAGTCATCAACTTGGACTATTTCATGCTGGTTCAGAAATTGCTAAAGTAATGACACAGAGAAAGTTCACTAACCTATCAGCAGGTGGTTCACATTCTATGGCAGTTTCAGACGATGGAACTCTATGGGGTTGGGGTCAAAACGCCAATGGGCAACTCGGTATAGGTAATACTACATCAACAACATCATCGCCAGTTCAAATTGGAACTCTAAATAATTGGTCAAAAGTATTTTCTGCTTTTGCTTATACCACATCAATAAAAACAAATGGTACATTATGGGCATGGGGATTTAATACTTATGGACAAATTGGTGACGGAACTGCTGCCGCAAAATCTTCACCAGTTCAAATTGGTACACTAACTAATTGGTCTACTATTGCTGTTGGTAATAATCATGCACTGGCACTTAAAACAGATGGAACTATTTGGTCATGGGGATTCAATGGGAATGGAGAACTTGGACAAAATATAGCAATTTCAATAAATCGTTCATCTCCGGTTCAAATTGGAACTCGTAATGATTGGACATGGATTGGTGCTGGATCAAATCATTCTATGGCAGTAAGGTCAGATGGTACACTATGGACATGGGGTTCTTCTGTTAGAGGTGAAGGTGGGCGAGGTACTACAACTGGCGTAAGTTCACCTGTGCAAATTGGCACACTAACAAATTGGTCAAAGATTCAAGGCGGTGGTTATTTTACACTTGGCGTAAAAACAGACGGTACTCTTTGGGGATGGGGTAACAATGCGTATGGACAATTGGCACAAAATAATTCTACCACAAACAGGTCATCACCAGTTCAAATTGGTACACTAACTAATTGGTCAGATGTATTTCCTGGAGAGGATGGTGGATCGGTTGTTTACGGATCTGCATTGGCAAGAAAAACCGATGGTACTATTTGGGCATGGGGATTGAATTCTAACGGTCAAAATGGTCAAGGTGAAATTCTTATAAATGCTAGGTCATCACCAGTTCAAATTGGAACAAGAACAGACTTTGCATCAGGATCTCTTGGTGAAAATCATGGTATTGCATTATTAAACGATGGAACACTTGCATCTTGGGGTATACAAAGTTCTGCTGTACTTGGACAACTATTAACATTCAATACACCTAGATCTTCACCAACACAAGTTGGAGATTTCAATTCAAGTTGGGGTGGTGCAACTATATCAGTTGGATCACAATATACTGTTGCAAGAAAATCAAACGGTACTTTATGGAGTTGGGGTTTGAATCAAAATGGACAACTTGGACATAATGATTCAATCAATCGATCATCTCCTGTTCAAGTTGGAACTTTGAGTAATTGGAAGTTTCCATCATCTGGTGGCTCTCATACAATATTGGTTAAAGAATATACCCAATAAAATAATTTGGTTATTTGGTATAAAAAGTGTATATTTGTAATTAACATATTAAAAATAAAAGGTTTTGTTTATGGATAAAAATAAAATACATCCACTTGATGTTGCATTAGAAGCATCTATTGGTGGTAATCCAAATTTAAGTGAAGAAATTTTAAGGAATGAACCACAAACAGACTACCGTGTTCTGTTTAATTTAGGTTGGCATGAAATGCGTCATGGTAACATGATGAAAGCATTTGAACACTTCAATTATGGTAGATTTATCAATGTGTTCGGTCTTCCAGCATTGCCAGGAAAGATATGGAAAGATGAACCACTTGTGGGCAAAACACTTCTTTTTAGATGTGAGGGTGGTTATGGAGACCAAATTCTTAATTTTCGTTTCGCTAAGACATTCGAGGAGATGGGTGCAAGAGTTTTAATATCATGTGCACCCGAACTAAAAGAAATATTCTCTCGTCACGGTTTCATTTGTGTTGATAATGAAGTGATTATGTGTGCTCATTATGATTATTGGGTGCCAGCAATGTCTGCTCCTTATGTTTTGGGTATAGAACTCAATGATTTAGACGGTCAACCTTTTATGTTTCCAAAAGAAAAAAGAAATTTGTTTTCTAAGAAGGATACATTGAAGGTTGGTATTCGTTGGAGTGGTTCACCTGACTTTGAAGATGAACAACACCGAAGATTTCCACCAGAATTGATGATTGGACTACATGATATTCCAAATACAACATTTTATTCACTACAAAGAGACGAAAATCTTGTAGATGGTCTTCCTTTTGGTGATATGCGTGAACAAATGAAGACTTGGGAAGATACTGCATCTATTATTGCTGGTTGTGATGTTATTATTACATCGTGTACTTCTGTTGCACACCTTTCTGCTGCTATGGGTATACCAACTTGGATAGTTACACCAATCATGCCTTATTATACTTGGGTTGTTCCAGGTGATAAATCACATTGGTACGATTCGGTAAGACTATTTAGACAAGAAAAGTATGGAGAATGGGAATCACCATTCAATAAAATCAGAGAAGAACTTACTAAATTGGCAGAAGGATATGGAAAATGATTCAACATTATTATTTCTCTGTTCCAGGATGGTTTGTTCAAGAAAATCTATTCACTCAAATGGTTTTATCTTGTAATGACACAGATGAATACCATTTCTTAGAGGTTGGTAGTTGGAAAGGAAAATCATCAACCTACATGGGTGTTGAAATAATCAACAGCGGTAAGAAAATTAAATTTGATTGTGTAGATACATGGTTGGGTTCACCCGAACACTTGGATAGAAACAATGATTCATACGAACCACTACTCGAAATACCAAACGGTTTATACAATGAGTTTATAAAAAATACATATCCAATTAAATCTGTGATAAATCCAATAAGAATGACTTCTGTTGAAGCATCTAAACTGTATAAAGACAATAGTTTAGATTTTATTTTTATAGACGGTACACATGATTACAAAAGTGTTAAGGAAGATGTGGAACATTGGTTTCCAAAATTAAAAATCGGTGGATATATTTCTGGCGATGATTATGCTTGGCCATCTGTTAGTAATGCCGTTGATGAATATTTTGGTAAAAGAAATGTAACAAGTATAAAGGCACCTGCATATAACTACGCAGAACAAACTTGGTTAGTTCAAAAGAAAAAGGAATCACTATGAATATAGACATCATACTAAGAACACACGATTTGATAGACATCCATCCGGCAAGAGAGCCAAGATATTGTGGAGTTGATAAACAAACACTTATTCGTAAGTGTGTAACTTCACTTGTAAATAGTGCTGACAAATATGAGCGTGGTAAAGTAAAATTTATTTGGTTAGATGACCACTCATTCCAATCTACAATCGATCATATACATGAGATATTTAAAAAATCTAAACATGAATATGAATATGTACCACTTGAAGAAAAGGGATTCAATTATTCAGGATATATGCAATTTGAAATGGGTAGAAGGTCAGATGCCGATTTGGTTTATTTTGTAGAAGATGATTATCTGCACTATCCAACAGCGATAGAAGAAATGGTTGATTCATACTCAACATTCAAAAAAAATCTTGGTGTTGAAGTTGCTATACATCCATTTGATGATCCAGATAATTACAAGGCAGAGTACATAGATGAGTGCCGTATTGTTCTCGGTAAGAACAGACGATTCAGAACAAACAAATATTCTACTTTTGTTTTTCTTTGTTCACCAGAATTGATTAGAAAACATTGGAGTAGATTTTATATGCTTTCAACCGAATACATGACAGATTGGGGGGAAAGAAACTTGGTTCACGAAGGAACAACTATCAATCATATTTGGCGATGGGAAGCAAAATTGTTTACACCAATTACTTCACTAGCACTTCACATGGGATTCGATGAACAGAAGGATTCGTTTTTAGATTGGAAAAATTTGTGGGATTCAATAGAGGTATAATTATGAATGTTTCATTTCACACTCTACATTGGGATAATGTAGATAAAAGAATTTTAAATTCACATAAAAAAGTTTTTAATCACTTTGGTATAGATGTGCAATATACAAACATGGATGTAAATCAAGGTGTTTGGATGACCGGTGTTTGCCGTAACACAATATCAGATGTTTATGTATTTTTTGAAGTGGATTGTGTTCCACTTAATAAACAAGTGATAGAAGATTCAATAAAATATGCAGTTGATAACAATTCAATGGTTGGTGCGGCTCAAGTTTCAAATCACATATTACCAAAGACTCATGTTTATGCTGCACCATGTTTTCTTGTTTTATCTCGTAAATGTTATGAAGAACTAAATATGCCTTCGATGTATCCATCTGAAAGGGGTGATACGGCAGAAGAACTAAGTTATGCCGCTGAATATTATGGAAAGAGATACCGTTGTCTTTATCCTACAAAATTCGATGGTGTTCCAAAGAATGATGGTGTTTGGAGATTATCTAATTACGGATATTATGGAATAGGAACATTGTACGAAAATAAAATTTATCATTTGTTTGAAAGTAGATGGAATGACCACATTGATTTGTTTGAGAAAAGATGTAATCAAATAATCGATGGTAATTTTGATACAAACGGTATGTATAATTCATTGGAAGAATTTTATGGAAAGAAAGTTCCTTAATAATGATATTTATATCTGAGTTGATTTATTAAAAATGGATTATTAGAATGAAATATGCTTATGTTGAAAGTGGTGTAGTTAAAGAAGCAAATCGTCCTTTACCTAATATTTGGAATAATATTTCAAATTTTAATACATTTGATGCTGAAACTTTAATATCTTTTGGTTGGTATCCGTATGAATATAGATATACTACAACCAGACCAGAAAAATGGGTATCCAACGGTAGTGAGTTTGAAATTACTTCTGATTTAGTTATAGAACATGAACTTGTTCGTGAAAAGACAGATGAAGAATTGAATGCTGAAATTATAAACCAATGGGGTAATGTTAGAGCAAGAAGAAATCTTGAATTGAAGGAATCAGATTGGACACAAGTTATGGATAGTCCTTTTAATGAAACACAACAAGGTCTATGGAGATTATACCGTCAATCATTGAGAGACATACCATTACAACCTGATCCATTTAATATAATTTGGCCAGAAAAACCTGGTAGTATTGAACAGTTAATTCAAGCACCAGAAACATCACCATTTGGTCCGCCACCATTGGAAGAAACAAATGAATAATCCTGTTCTAAAACTTATCCGTGAAATGAACCTTTCCATATTCAATGAAAATGAATTAGTGGATAAGGACATTGTTGTTTTATTTCCTGGTAAATTTAATCCGATGGGTATTCATCAACGAGAAGAATATGATAGATTGTGCCGTAAATTCGGTAAAGAAAATGTGTATCTTGTCACTGATGATAAAATGGATATTCAAAGACTTCCATTATCATACGATGAAAAGGTACAAATAATAAAAAGACATGGTGTAACGAATGCTATGAAATCAAATACACCATATCATGCAACAGATATTATAGAAAAGTTTGACGGTCAAGATACAATTATAATTTATGCTCTCGGTAAGGATGACCTATCAAAAATTAAAGAGTTTAAACGGTTGACTAAGTATAATAATTCTTCTAACCTACCTTACAAAGATATTCAAAATCCTTATGTCTATTACATAATATCAAATCATATTTCTTATGATATTCCCAGTTTTGGTGAAATGACACGAGAAACTATTCATAAGGCATTAAGTGATAGAGAAGCAAAACTATCAGAGTTAAAGAGTAGATTTATTTCTATATTTGGGTGGTTTGATGTTAAGATATTCAATATGGTTATTGCCAAGTTTAATGAGAAACGAGGTGAAATGATTGAAGTAAAAAAGAAAAAAGAAGGTGAATTAAGACCACTTCACATGATAACAAGAAAGTTTTGGAATAAAGTATTTGAATCTGTTATAACAGAAGAAGTAGAACAAATAAATGAAGTAGCAACATTACCAACTGGTTTATTGAACGAAATAGAACCAGTTGCCATAGAACTTTTTAAGAAACTCGCTGATTTAATACGATTAGATTCGAGTTTTGATGGATTTAAGCGTATTTTAGTTTCTAAAACCGAATCTGGATTAGAAGATCAACAATATATTACATCAATTGTAAACCGTTGGATGAAAAACGAAGACTATATTAAAAAATATGGTGAAAAATTTTTTAATAGTATTAAATTACAATCTGTTGTTATTGAACTTGGAGGTTCACTTGATGCGAAATTTCCTGAAATAACAAAAGTTTTACAGTATTGTCTTAAAAATGGTAAAGGTAACAAAAATGCAGGATTCTCTTTGGAAATAGAACATTTACTTGATAATGATTTTGATTCAGAATATGAATTAAACAATAAAATAAATTATACACAATTTTATTCTGAGTTGACACAATTTTCTACTTTTAATGATGAGTTTTCGGGTGGTGCTTCAATGGGGGTTTCTGCTGGTAACTTTTTGCATAAAATGGAATCTACAATATATTTCACACTTGAATTTGTTCCATTCTTTGTAAAGATACAACTTGCAAAGCGTGGTTCAATTGAAACTTCCGTTGATAGTATAATACAAGAATTTGTTAAGAAAGTATTTTTACCTTCTATTGCACATGAGCTGATACATTATGTACAACGAGTAAAAGAATTTTCTAATTCGTTTGCAATTAAGCCGACCAAATATAATCGTTTACCGCAAGATGATCCAAATTTTTGGAAAACATATTTATCTGATACTATGGAAATTGGTGCTCATGCAGAAGAATTTGTAGAACAAATGAGAGCGAATTTTCCAATGGAAACTGATAAATCAATATTGAAAATGTTACAATACAATAAAATACCACTCGGTGCATCCGATTCACTAAAAAAATATTACAATGCATTTTTCAAAGAAATGGGTAATAGCCCAAATGATCCAGTTAAGAAAAGATTTATAAAAACAGTTTATCAAATAATAGATAAGAGTTAATAAAATAATAAAAGGTTATGTTATGGAAATCAAAATTGATAGTTTGCAAGATGTTAAAAAACTTCTTGCAGGTGAGCACGATAGTCAACAGAAAGTTCAAGTTGGTTATACTGTCACAAACAAAGAAGATACAGAAATTCGTCAAGTTGGTGATAAATGGTTTGATGCCGATGGAAATGAATGGGAACAAAAGAATGGATATAAGGTAAAACTTGGTAAAGTTTGGCAACAAGAATTACATGAGTATTTGAATACATTTACAAATTGTCCCAAAGAAACTTGCACTTGTGGTATGCCGAAACGATTGGATGAAAAGATGAGGCGTATTCATGGAATGTGTTTTGATTGTGTAATTGTCATGGAACACAAAATTCGATTGGAAGGTAAGTGGGATGACTACGAAAAAAGAAAAGTAAAAGATAATGCTATTGCTTGGTTAGCAGAAGCAGAACGAGATAAAAATTTAATTGCTGATGAATTGTCAAGACTTGAATTTAGTAATGATTTTGGTGATATTGAAAAATGGAAAACAAGTATCAATAAAGAAGAACTCTTAGAAAAGATAGAAAAAGAGTTTGAAGAATTTAAGAAGAACTTTATTGAGAAATTGGAAAATGAAGAGGAATAAGTTTTTATCAAATGTATTCGTTGGAATTGGTGGGGGTATATCATCAAAACGAGTCATGTTATTTCTTTCATTTTCTATGATGGTTGCAATGGCATCATTGTCTATTTTTTATGATAAAAAAATTGAACAATTTATTTTTGACGGATTTCTTTACATAGTTATTGGTGGTTTATTTTCTGTTGCATCTGAGAGATTTAGTGGTTCGTATAGAAAAATATCTCCAGATGAATACTACCAAGAACCACCAATGGATGATCAAAACAATCGGAGAAGTTGATGAAACAAATAATAGTTGAAAGAGCAGTACCAACGAACAAAAAACTTTATTCAAGTATAAAATCAAGAATAAAGAAAAAATATAAAGTGTGGCCAAGTGCTTATGCATCTGGTGCCCTTGTTAAGGCATACAAAGCTGCTGGTGGTGGATTTCGTAATGTGAAAGAAGTTATTAATAATCCATCATACCAACTCGAAGGATATTCTATGAATGGTTGTGGTAAAATAACAGAACTACATTTTTCTTTACAAGAAAATAAACCCAACATGATGAATGAAACGGAATACCGTGGAAGAAAAGTTTCTCTCGGTAAACCATTCAGAACTCCCGGTGGTCCTAAAAAGTTTTCTGTTTATGTAAAAAAACCAAATGGCAATATTGTTAAAGTAAACTTTGGTCATAAGGGTGAAGGTGGTAAGAAAACAATGAAAATTAAAAAGAGTGATCCACAAAGAAGAAAATCATTCAGAGCAAGACATCGTTGTGATACTCCTGGACCAAGACATAAAGCAAGATACTGGTCATGCCGTTTTGGATGGCCGTCAAGTGGCAAAGGTGCAATAGATAAAACATAATATGAATAAAGAAATATTCAAAGCGATAATGAAACCGGCTCTTGAAACAAACACAACAAGAGACGGAAATCAATTTGCAGAATTATTGTCAAAGGCATACGAACTATCAACAGTTGGTTTTGCAAAAACCATATATGGTGGTCCTCTTGTTACCGGACAGACTGCTTTCTTGAAAGACTCTATTGCATCCGCAATTAATGCAAATCAATCGGATACAACCGGAACAACAAAAACCGTTGCTTATAAACTAATGGCAGTTGGATTCTGTGGATATTGGGCAGGTGCCACTATATTACCATTACCTGCATTTGCACCGATTACTGTTCCGATAAAGGGTCCAAAAATATTATTTCCAGGTTCTCCAGAACCACTTGCTACTGATTTATTAATAGCATTTTCACAAGGGTATACTGATAATTTTTTATCAACTCTGTGTGCGGTTTTAGTTAAATTTCAAACTACAATAGCTGGAACTTATGACGGTACTATTCCTGGATCTCCACCGGTTCCTGCTGTATTGCCTTGGACCGGTATAATTTAAAAATATCATATTTATGTGTATGACAAAACTACAAGAAAATATGGTTAAAAAAATTATTCGTGAATATGTAACAACATATTTAATCGAAGGTAAGAAACCCAGTGGGGGATTAACTCGTTGGTTTAGAGACCGTTGGGTTGATATTTCCCGTAAAAAGAAAAGTGGTGGTCATCCTCCATGTGGCGATTCCGCCGGAAGCAAATCAAGAAAGGGTGGAAAAAGAGCATATCCAAAATGTGTACCTGCAAGTAAAGCTGCAAGTATGTCATCAAAACAAAAGAAAAGTGCCGTAACACGAAAAAGAAAAAAAGGTGCAACTGGTCGTGGTAAGGCAAAAATGGTTTCAACATTCACAAAAGGTTAGTTATGGAGATTGATAAGAGATTAGAATGGATTCTAAAGGGCATTGCAACTTTGGGTGGTTTGCTGTTTGTATTCTATATGTTTAAGGATACACAAAATTCAACAACAGCAATTAAACAATACACAAAAACAAAAGATAGTTTAGAGGCATTGGTGCAAAAATATCAATATGACTATACTTTCTTGAAAAAAAGAGCGGATGAATTGGATTCAATCATTAAAGTCAAATCAGAAAATGTCCGTATTGTGAAAGAAAGATTTTACATATATCGTGACAGAAAAATTACAAATCCAGATTCCGCTACAAAGTTTATTAAAGATTTTATTAAAGAGTAAGTTATGAAATATATCTTCACATTTCTTTTCATGGCATCCACCGTATTTGCCGCTGAAAAAGATTCCCTCGTTTGTTTTAGTAAATCAGATGTAACTAAATTGGCAAACAAAATTCAACTTCTAAGAGATTCTGTTGAATATTTACAAACAGTTGTAAGTGTTCAAGATACTGTAATTGATTTGTATAATTCTCGAATTGATTTCTATAACAGACAATTGAGTAATAGAAATGCTGTCATAGATGCTTGTCAAAAACAAAAGGCAGAATTGGAAAAAATTAATGAGGAATTACAACCTCGTTGGTATGATAATAAACTTCTTTGGTTTTTTGGAGGAGTTGGAACTGTTCTTGGAATAATCTTTGCAGTACAATGAGTCAATCTACCAAAAATTTAAAAGACATAATCAAAGAGGAATTTGCTAAATGTGCGGCAAATCCAGTATACTTTATGAAAAGGTATGCAAAGATTCAACATCCAACTCGTGGCAAAATTCTATTTGACCTATATCCTTTTCAGGAAGATGTTCTTCAAGAATTCAATTCTAATCGATACAACATTGTATTAAAGTCTCGTCAGTTAGGTATATCCACACTTATTGCTGGATATTCACTTTGGTTGATGTTATTCAATCAAGATAAAAATATTCTTGTTATTGCTACTAAACAAGAGACTGCAAAAAACTTGGTGACAAAAGTTCGTGTTATGTATGACAATATGCCGAGTTGGTTGAAGACAGGCGTTCAAGAAGATAACAAACTTTCACTTCGATTTAAAAACGGTTCACAAATTAAAGCCGTTTCTGCTGCCGCTGACTCTGCTCGTTCCGAAGCACTTTCACTTCTTATTATTGATGAGGCCGCCTTTATTGACGGTATCGATAAGATATGGGCATCTGCACAACAAACACTTGCTACTGGTGGTACTGCAATTATCAACTCTACACCAAATGGAGTTGGTAACTTTTATCATAAACAATGGGTAAAGGCAAAGTTAGGCGAAAGTGGTTTCAATCCAATAGAATTATTGTGGACTGTTCATCCAGACCGTGACCAAAAATGGCGTGATGAACAAGATGCACTATTGGGTCCTGACATGGCTAAACAAGAATGTGATGGAAACTTTCTTTCATCTGGTCGTGCTGTTATTGATGGTGAACTTGTAAAATGGTACGAAGACACTTATGTGTGTGAACCAAAAGAAAGAAGAGGTGCCGAAGATGCACTTTGGATATGGGAATATCCGGATCCATCAAAAACATACATGGTGGTTGCCGATGTTGCCAGAGGTGATGGTAATGACTATTCTGCATTTCATGTAATTGATGTTGAAAACATGGAACAAGTTGTTGAGTATAAAGGTAAGTTGGATACAAAATCTTATGGTAATATGTTGGTATCAGTTGGAACAGAATACAATGATGCCCTACTTGTAGTTGAAAACGCTAATGTTGGTTGGGCGGCAATTCAACAGATTATTGATAGAGGTTATCCAAATCTATACTACACTTACAGAGAAGATGGATATGTTGATCCTTCGGTACAATTACCAAAAGGATATGACTTAAAATTAAAAGAAAATATGGTTCCTGGATTTACCACATCTGCAAAAACTCGTCCATTACTTATTTCAAAGTTAGAAACATATTTTAGAGAAAGAGCACCTATTATAAAATCTTCACGGTTAGTAGAAGAATTATATGTGTTTATTTGGAATGGTGCAAAGGCAGAAGCACAATCAGGATATAATGACGATTTGGTTATGTCATTTGCAATAGGTTTGTGGGTTAGAGATACTGCTCTGAAACTTCGTCAAGAGGGTATGGTAAAAACAAGAATGAGTTTGGATTACTTAGGAAAGGCATCAACTCCACATAAACCATCATATTCATTGGGAGAAGATACGGGATGGAATATGAAAATAAATGGACAAGATGAAGACCTAACTTGGTTATTAAAATAGTGTTTATCTATTTTTGATACATATTTATAACAATATAACAATACTTAATAATAGGTGAAAAATGGCTCAAAGTAAATCATTGTTTGACAGATTAAAAACTCTGTTTTCTACCAATGTGGTTGTAAGAAATGTTGGTGGTAAAAAACTTAAAGTAGTTGATACCGCTCGTTATCAAGCCGATGGTAATCCACATACCTCAAAAGTTATTGACCGTTATGGTAGATTACATGGTACTCATGGTACACCTATTTCGGTTTACAATCAATACAATTCATTTTCAGCAACTAAGATAGATTTATACACAGATTATGAGGCGATGGATACTGATGCTATTATTTCATCTGCATTGGATATATACGCAGATGAAAGTACTCTAAAAAATGATCAAGGTGATGTACTTG